CCATTTACCGTGCAGTGCGTTCATGCACCACACAACAGCCTCACGCTTGGTGGCTGGGGAAAATGCACCTGAGTTAACTGCATGTGTGGCCACTACGCAACTTCCGGTGTCGCTTGTGCCAGCGCTATCCCTGCCAACGGGTCTGGCACTTATAGTTGGAGCGCCAGACTGCTGAGTTGGGCTGGTTGCCCCTGCAATGAATTGGTTTACGGGATTACCTAAGTTTGGATGATTCACGCCACCTGGAAGAGCGGCGGATATTGTCCCGGATGGCGAAAGGCCAAAACTAGCGTTTTGCTGGTCCACAGTCATAGCTCCTGTGTCTGCGCCCGTCGCCGTAGGGAACATTGCCATTTGCTCATCAACAGTCATCGCACCAGTATTGTCTGAGCCGCCAGCGGCCTGCGTGTAATCTGTGCCAGCAGCGTACCCAGCGCCAGATGCCGCAGCAGCATCAGCCCCGCCAGTTCCGTATGGAGCTAAAGGCTGTGCGCCAGTGACGGGATCAATAAAAGGAGCATTGATTGCAGCGTATTGGCCGGGGCGGCGGGTTTCAAGCTCGGCCATAGATTGCTCGAATATCGGAGCAGACGAATACCCTTGGATACCGCCCGCATATGTGGTCGGCGTAGGCATACCCTCCATGCCAGTTCCGCCTCCAGCTAAACCAAACGCATCAGCCATTCCGGCTGTGTTCTGAAAGCCCGCTTGCTGCATTGGAGTAAATGCGGCAACGTCTGGACCGTAATATGGCGTGTAGCCAATTTTTGAAATCTCATCAGCTTTGGCAAGGTTCGCTTTTGCTGCATCCTCAATGTACTGAGGTATCGTAACCGTTGAGGATGTTGATCCACCTTTTCCGCCTGACATTACTCAAACTCCTTAATGTATGAGGCATGATTAGCTTCCCAGCCGTGTGCCTTTAATGGTTTTTTCCAGCCGTATCGGCCAGACATTGTTAGGGCGCTGCAACCCTGAGCTTTGCCCCATTCTATCACATCATTGTGCATATCTAAAATCTGGTCCAATTCACCGCCACCTAAGAAGACGTTTAGCACACGTTTCTTCGGATATACCACTATTTCAGTGACTATGCACCCCCTTGGGGTAGGCCACAGTTGCAACGTGCCTTTTTGCAACCCAGCGACTACATCATCAAATCCATGAGTGCCGCCGCTGTAGCTTAAAGCTGCCTCAATCCAAGGCTTGCATCTGTCTAGCTCTTTATCCATGCAGCCTCGTAATTGACAGTGTGGACGCCGGAATATTTGGCACAGGGGACGCTGCTGCTGTGGCGTTTAAAAATCCAGCAGTGCTGTCCACCATCCAGTTGACTTCAAGGTAATCATTGGCTGCCACCGTGAATATTTGCGTCCGAGACGTAATTAAGGTTGCGTTATTTTGGTGCAGTGCAGTTGTCATCGCGCTGTTGTTGATGTCTGTACCGTTAACGCTTGGCCAAAAGTAGAAGTGAACTGTGCTGCTTGACGTAGATGAAATTTGCGCAGAGAAGGCTATAACGTACTCCCCAGCTTCCTCAAACACAATTCTAGTTGCTGGTGTGCCAAGAGTAATGCCGCTGTTTGAGGCTTCGGCTGTGTAGGTTAATTTGTACTCTGTGTTTGCGCTTGCCGCCGTTACGTCTGCCGCAATGTAAAAGTCGCCGTGGCCGTCCTCAAGCACAACCTGACGCCATTCTCCGCTCTTTGAGACCACCGGGTAGCCGTTCACGTTGTCCCACAGCATTACGCCGTTTTCGGACGCCGAGGAATAAGTCTCCTTGAAGCCGAGCTGGTCCAGAGCGCGCCCAAGGTAGCGCCGCAGGTTTTCGGCCCACTGGCTCAAGTCCATAGTAATAGGTGGCAGCATCCGGCTCATCTTTTGCCGCCGGGGGCAGCGTCAAGCCGCATAATGCCGACGCGCCAATCCGACGAAGCGTCGCCCGTCACACGCATCCTAATCTGACGCCCAGTGAACCGAAGGCTTGTTGGGTTAGCCATGTTGAACGGGCCGTAATCACGCTCAGTGTCGGTTGGGTAGAAGCGCGTCTTGAACGTGGCGTTTACGTCGCCCAGCGTCTTTTCGTCTGGGATCATGCCGCGCACCGCCATGACCTGCTCTCCGACGCCAATGGAAATCGGTCCAGTTTCGGCAAACGGAGTTTGGGTGCCGTAGTTAAATCCGATCTCTTGCTCGTACAAAGTACCATCCGCAGCAATCCAAAACGGCTGACGGAATACGCCGCGATCCACGCCTGCGGTGCGATCTATGTCGCCAGTAGTCCATATCTTTTCTGCGTAATCAAAGCACACATACTTGTCGCACTCAGTGCTGCTGCCGCTGGGGTAGAACCACCATATTTCGTTAAAGCGGCTATTTACTACGGCGTGAACTTTTGACTTCTGGTCATTGTTTATGTCGCTGAATACATAATCTGCAACTTCACAGTTTAAAGACTGCACCGCGCCGCCGGAATACACAAAAAACGAGCGCTGCCCCATCCACACAACGCCCTCATCAATCGCCGCCGCCGCGTTGGCGGCTACAAGGCCACACGATGTGCCGACGCGCTCAAACCCATATACGAAAGGTGGGCCACTGTATGTGGCTGTGTGAGCGTCTTGATCGGTGAGGATTAGAGACTGGCCGCGTGTGCGCAGGCCCTTTAGGATTACGCCGTTGGTTTGGATTTGGATGTCGCCAGCTTCGTTTGTTGCTGCCGCCGTCCATGTGTTGTTGTCTTCGCGGTCAGACCACGCGACCTTCCGAGGGTCGCTGCCAGCGCCAAACGCAAAGACGAAGCGCTCTTCCGTTACCATCATGCTAGAGCATCCTGTCGGAGCGTTTGAAAGCACAGCGGCCGGGGTGCTGCTGTTGAGCGTCCACTGGTAAATCTTTCCGTCGTCAGCGGTGCATCCGAGCAAATACTCGCCCCAATTTTCCAGGCTCCACGTTGTAGCTCGCAAGATGCTTCCAGTGTCTTCGGACGGAAGGCCGTATTGACCGCTGCCAAACGTGCTTGCGCTGTATCCCGTAAACGCAGTTGCATCCACTCGGCCAGCCGTAAAGCCTGACGGCGTGATGTCGCTAATAGTGTTGCCAGCGGTCATTGCATACAGCTTGTTGTGGGTGCCAAAGGCAACGCGGCGGCTGTTGGAGTTATCTTCCCACGCAACCATTGTGCGCGCCACGCCATTCAGATCAACAGAGCCACGCTGACGCCAGCCGCCCACGGGGCGCAAAGCGCCCTCATGCCAGCGGATTAAGTTTGCGTCACGCCACCGACCCTGAGACTGATATTCAGTTCCGTTGCGATACTGACCAGCTGGGAGTGTTAAAGGAATTAGCGGCATGGTTTCGCCTTATGTTTTCACTAGCATCTTTGTAGCAGATATTGCCGTTCCCGCCAAGACGCTTGGACTAGCCGCCGTTAAGCCTAACGTGCCATCTGTCTGGACGTAGTATTGCTGACCAGCGGTTAAGCCTGATTGGTTTGTGGAGACAGTGCCTACGATGTCAACGGTTGCAGCGCCACCGCTTGCGACTTGGCCTGTGACAACATAAGAACCAGACGCTTGAAAACCTATCGCTTTTCCTATATCACCATCACCGCCATCCATAAACGAAATAATAGATGTCCCTTGATCAGAGTCAAAACAAACACTATGATTGTTTAGTGCTGTTTCTCCTGAGTTAAATGTAACAGGAGATGCAAAAGAGAACGTATTTCCGCTAATAGTTCCTATCCTCAAAAGACCGGGGTAAGGAGAACTTATGCTTCGACATGCGACTGTAAACTTATTAACTCTTGAGTCGTAGCCTGAGACTCCTTGCGATATACCACTTTGAAATTGAACCCCTGATCCAAAACTAATTGACGTTCCGCTCACAGTGCCGACATAAGCCTCTCCCGGCCCTCCCCCTGTTTGCACAATGAAGCCTATCTTGTTAGATGGAGCATCGTAAAACACTCCATATATCCCTGCTGGAGTAGTAGGGAAAGCTATCGCCGATCCGACACTAATGGATGTACCGCTAACTGTGCCAAGCCATACCTTACCGTTATTAGCAGTAGTGTACCCCAAAATAACTGTTTTATTGCTGGACGGATCATGTGCCAAATTGGAAGAATAAAGCCCTTGACTAAGACTTGTAGCCGATCCAAAGCTGATAGATGTACCAGACACAGTTCCTACTTTTAGGTAGCCAGTACCTCCCCCAGAACCTTCATAGCTTACAACAACCTTCCCCGATGTGGAGTCGTATATTCCATACTGAGTAGTTACAGATGATTCAAACACTACGGGTGTTCCGAAAGTCAGAGAGTTACCGCTTATGGTTGCGACCACGGCGTAAGAGTAATTAGTGTTACCCCTAAAAATAACTACCAGTTTTTCGTTGACGCTGTCGTAAACTACCGACTTCGGATACCCTACTTGACCCGTCAATTCTACAATTGATCCATACGACAGAGTAGTTCCTGTAGTGGTTACAAGACGAGCTTTTATTTTGCCGCTATCACTTTGATCTTGAAACATTAGAAGCGTTTTTTTCTCAGCAACGTGGTACCCAGAGGACGACCCGTATACTTCACCTGTCTCAAAGGTACTCTCAGTTCCAATAGCTTCACTCTGAGTCTCCGTAGCAACCACCCCACCAGACATACCGATGTAGTTCTCTGAGGTGAGGTTGGTGGAACTAGAGGAAAAAGTTGGATTGTAAACCCTGTACTTACCATCAGAATTGGCATTATATGCAATCACTAACCGCCCGACATCAGTAGCCATAGACCAGCCAGTGTAACCATTGTTACCAGTGCCGCTATAAAGCTCCAGCCCTGTTCCCCAGCTTATAGTTGTGCCGCTTATAGTACCGTATTTAAGTATAATCTTATTGCCAGAGGATTGATCGTCGTATGTCATAACAACACCACCAGTATACCAACCCTCTATGCCCATCCAGTCAACTGCGCCACTTTGAAATGTCACAGGAGATGCAAAGGTGAGAGTAGTACCACTGACTGTACCAACGATAGAACTGCCGTATGTTGCGTTAACTTCGTCACGGCATATAATAACAATTTTTTTAGAGTCACTATCGTATGCGATGTCGTTTTGGTTGGCCTGACCTGCGCCAAGGTAATACGCTTTTGTGCCTAAAGTAATTGTTGTGCCGCTAACGGTTAACGCTATTGCAGAGCCTCTGGTGCTGGGGTTGTTATCTCGCCACGCAATAATAGTACACTGCTCTTCTGGATGATAAACTGCTCTGCCATAAACGCCTGTGTTACCAAACTGAACAGGCGATCCAAAAGTTATACTATTCCCACTAACAGTACCCGCAACAACTCTACCACCTGACCCTGTGTTTTCCGCATAATTCACAACGATTGCACCTGCGGACACATCGTAAGTAGTGTCTATATAACTAGTTTCAGATGACTGAAATACCACAGGCGTGCCAAATGAAATACTGTTACCCGATACTGTTCCTACGATAGAAGTGCCATAAAAACTATTGTCTTGATCTTGATAAGATATTACAACCTTACCGTTAACGCTGTCAAATGCAGCAGATGTCCACTGCGTGCGTTGGTCAAAAACAACAGGCGTACCCCAAGTAACCGAACTTTCACCGACAGTACCGACAACGGCAGTACCGTACCCCGAATTGTCAGCATCCCTATAGGTAATAATAGCCCTTTGATTCACACTGTCGTAAGTGCCGCCTAAAAAAGAACCCTGCTGTCCGTTGGTTGTGGGTAGCGCAAATTGACTGCTTAAAGTTTCCGATCCGCTGTTGGTAGTCTCCACAACAAGACCAACAGTCCCATCAGCATTCACAATCACAGGCTGACCGCTTGGCAGTGTACCAGATGCAACGGCCTTGAGCTTACCGCCCTCTTGCTTTGGAATGGTATCTAGTGCCATGTCTTAGCCCTTCACGATAAGTTTGGTTGCAGCTACAGCAGTGCCAGCGAATACACTTGGGTCTGCTG